CATGTTTTAACCGATACAAAGGTCAAGCTTACTGAGGCCTTTGACCGCAACTTTGAGCGTAAGGGCTTCTTTAATCAAAAGTGGCCTGAAACCAAGATCCCTAACCGCCGTGGTTCCCTAATGATACGTACTGGCACCCTACGCCGCTCTATCCGTAGTACAATTGAGGGTTCCTCCGTACGATGGACAAGCTCCGTACCCTATGCCCAGGTACATAACAATGGAGGAGAGATAGAAGTAACAGCGAAGATGAAACGCTACTTTTGGGCTATGTACTACAAGGTGAGTGGAGCCGCCAAAGGAAGCAAAGGCACTAAAGGAAAAGCCCTATCTGTGGAGGCCGAATACTACAAGGCCCTTGCACTAAAAAAAGTAGGTGACAAGCTCTCTATCCCTAAAAGGCAATTTATAGGGGATCACCCCGAAGTAAAGCGTATGATTGACGAGATTGTTGGCTATAACCTAAATGAAGTGTTCAAAAACATAAAACCATGAAAGCACTATTAGAGAAGATACAAGAAAAACTCAGTGAAGTAGAGGGTTTGAAATATATAGACGAAAACTGGGGGCAACTGGATTACTACAGCCCCAATATGCCTGTACAATACCCTTGTGTATTGATAGATATAGGGCAGGTACAATACAGCAACTTAGGAAAAGACTTAACTAAAAGGCCTGTGCAACGGCAAATAGGGAGTGTACAGCTTCGACTTACAATAGCTAATATGCGCCTTACCAATACCAGTGGGCAGGCCCCAAGGAGACAGAAAGAAGAAACGTGGGCGATATGGACACTCATAGAGCAGATACACCAAAAACTACATGGGTCTGTACTTCTGCCCAATGTAAGCCCCCTTATCCGAGCTTCCCAACAGCGAACTCTACGTGATGATGGACTACAAGAGTATGAAGTATATTATAACTGTGAGGTACAGAATATCTAATTAGTCAATTAATGACTAATCACTTGTCTTTAGTTTTTCCTCTATATCAGTATTAAGAATACGGTAGAGTGTTCTACGGGAGACGAAAAATTTAGGATAGATAAACTCACGCCATATCACCGCTATAGGGATATAGCGACAATCATGTTGGTTGAACTCCTCCATGATTGCTCTGTAGCGCAATAGCTGGTTTCGGTGATACCCTTTTCTTTGTTTTTCCATAGTTTTCATAATGGCGTGTGTTAGGTTATTTAGCTGCAAAATTAAAAAAACGTCTGCTATTATCCAAATCGGATTTTAGCAGACGTTGTTAGCTTTGGTCAATGTTTTTTTATCGCTTCAATAACCTTGCTATCTCTTCATTGTAGCTTTCTGTTCGGCTTTCTTGGTAGCGGAAGTTCTCATGATCTTGACTGCTCTCACTGGTTACAACTTCTGTGCGCTCTTGCTCATACTTACGGAATATAGTCATCAGCTTAGGCATACTAATACGCTCGTATAGCTCGCCAAACTCACCCGAAACAATCCTCTTGAAGATAAGTGAGAGTTCTGAGAGCTTCAAAAAAGAATAATCTGTGATGATTTGTTCGGTACATAACTTTATCTGCGCCTCTGATAGGGGATTTTTTAGATTTAGCAGCTCATTAAGCTCTATGAGCCATAGGGCAATGTAACTTCTTAAAAATGCTTGTCCCCTGTTCTTTTTAATCTCTACTAAGCTTACTGTCTTACGACTAACAGCATCGCTCACTCCCTTGAGCGTTACACTTCGCATAAGACAGTTATTCGGCGAATAGGCCTCTAAGAACTTCTCGTTTGAAATCGTCGCTAATTCGTTGGGTCTTACTACTATTACCTCGTTTTGCATTTTGTAATATTTTATTGAGTTGGGAATTGATATATTTCAAATCGGTGTTTCGTTGATGGAACTCGTCTAACTTTTGCCAGTTCTGTAGCAAGTACTGCCAAGTGGATAAGGCCTCTGTCTCATCAGCTGAGTTGCTCGTAAGGTAGGAGATAATCTCCTTAAGAGCTTTGCCGTCAGCACCAGTGAATTTGGGAGCAAACCCGAACAATCGGTTATAGAAAGCAAACCACTCATCCAAGAATAGGGCGTATAAGCTCGGCGGGCTCGCTTCTTCCTCTCGGTAGGTAACTTTATCGCCCCACACCCCCTGCCACTCCTCTATGAGATTCTCTAAGGGAGGAATAAGCAGGCCTATTTGTTTGAGGTACTCGCCCTCCAATGTGCCCTTCTTTATCTCTAACTTAGAGAACTTTCCCCCCTTATAAGTGAGCTTCAAAACTACCGCACAACTGCGTATGGTTACTATATAGGTCATTGATTTGCTGTTTTATAGAGGTCTATTAGTTTAAGTAAAAGGGTTTCGCGAGCTTCTTCGTAGCTTTCTTTGTAGGCAAACTCCCAAAATTCTCCGTTGTCTAATTCGGGGTAAAAGATGTAGGCTGAAGTACCTTTGCTGGTGGCTTCGAGGTTGCCATAGTAACCTTTTGATCTGAACCAAGAGAGTGCTTCTGTCCAAGAGGGAAGGGAGATACAACCTTTCTGTTTGTTGTAATTGATACGTTTTATATCTCTTAATTCAATACTATTATAGACTTCGTTGTGTAACCTATCACCTATTTCTATGCATTGGTAACCTTTGCCGCTGATAGCAAGAGCTATATAGCAATAGCAGGGGGTGTCAAACCCTATTTCTTTGAGCTCTTTGGCAATGTCAGGGGACACAAGCCAAGTGGGGTAATTTTCTTTATTCATTTTTAATAGTGTTTGAAGGGTTATTCTAAATATAGACCTGTGGTTACTTGTTGTGTGTATTTGCCGCCCTCAACTCCGTGAAGGATAGTTCGTCTTTTAATTTCTTCCTCACTAAGGCGACAAGAGCTATTTTGTGATGGGTGATAAATACCTGAACGAATTATGTATAACGAAAAAAAACTTGCTTGCATTTCCTGACGGCGTTTGTTTTTGGTTTTGGTAGTTCGGCAACGATTGACTATTGGCAAGCCGTGTTTGCGCCATTGTTGGTTTAGATGTGCTTTGAAATAGCCGTAGGCACTATCTAATGTTACCCAATCTAAGTAGGGCATCTGTATTGAAAATTCTTTTACGCCACTATCTTTAATACGGTAAACTTTGTAGCTTTTATCCTTAAAGAAATAGTTAATGAGTTGCATAAATAGCCATTGGTCTAAATCAGAGGAGTACTTAAAGTAATACTCTTTTTCTGTGATATTATTAAGCTCTTCTTCTGAAATGTTGTATTTCTCAAGCAGTTTGTTTAGCATTTTCTCGGCTGATTTCTGCTCTCCTGCTACGCCTCGTTTTACGAGTTCATAGACTTTTGCGATTTTTTCCTTTACTTTGTCGTTCATATTGTAATTGCTTTTAGTAATTTACATTTTTATAGTTTAACAATTCGGGGTTTTCATATTGGTTTCCAATAACTTTGGCACGTTGCAAACACGAACGCCAAGCCTCTTCGTGAAGATTGTAATACCCATTGATGTTGCCTACATCTTTGGCATCGATACGGCAGAATGCCATACATTCCTCTCGGTACACAATAAGGCTGTAACCTCCATAATCGTGGGCAAGAATGTCGCCCTCATAGATTTCAGTATTGTTTCGGGGCGACATTCAAAACAGCTAAAGCCGTCTAAATTATCCTCATCAGTAGGAAATAAGTGAGTGAAATCCCAAGAAGGTATTCCATATAGCCACCCTTTACCTTTAAAGATGGATAATCCTCTAAATTTGATTGTTCTCATTTTCTTTGTATTTTAGTTTGTATTTAAAATTTTAATTATTTGTTTTTTTAGAATAAATGATTTTCTTCTAAATATTTTTGTACAATATCATTATACTCTAAATATATTGCTTAGAAAAATCGTAAATCTTTGAAGGCGAATGAGAAAAAAGGTATTGCATAAACCTTTTCTAAAAAACCTAACATTTCTTTCAGCTTCATTTAATTTTTTCTCCAACTCTTCAACTTCCTCTTCCGCTTTTCTTAACTTCTTCAACCAGTGCAATAGCTCTTTTTTTGCTTGTTGAGGGGTTTCGTTTCTATTACATATTGAGGAAAAACTTGTATCATAATCATCTATTTTCATTTTTTGCATTTAAAATTTTAATTATCTGTTTTTTTAGGATTATAATGTGTCATTATAAAGCTAAAATTAAACCATATATCCTTTATACCTTTGTCTATCACTTTATATTCAGGACTAAATTTAAGTAGCTTATTAATACTTTGTATGGCATAAATAGCTCCTGTATGGCTTTTATAGTTCAAAAGCAAAGCTATATCGGCAAGAGTAATTTTTTTTCTACTCCTTACTTTCGCATTTTTTATTTTTTTCCTCTTTGCCTTCATATTGTATTTTTCTTTATACAGAAAATAGGCGATAAGGCTCTTAATGATTATTGAATTATAATCATCTTCATAAATGTCTTTCCTTGTTTTTTTTATGTAGTACCTTTTGTATGCTTGGTATTTAGCATATAGATAAGGAAATTCTTCTGCAAACTTTCTTTCATTCTCTAAAAGAGCTTGCTTATCTGTGTTATTTTCATTATCTACCATAATTTCATTATATTTTTCTGCTATTTTTTGTCTTTATAGCCTCTTGTTCATCTTCAGGAGTATCATCAAAGTTGCTGAAAAGAGAAAGTTGTACTTGTTCTTGTTGCTTTTCCTCTTTTCTTGACATTGCTACTTCAACCTCTTTTAATACCTCTTCTGTTTCTGAAAAATTATTTTCCAATTCAATCTTTAGCAATTCAGGACGAGGGGTTGTAATCTCGCAAAAATTGATATAAAGGCTATCTGTATCATTTATATCAAACATTACAAAATATTCGTCTTTTTCTAAGTCATAAAGTGGTTCTTGCCGTAATGTTATACCCTTACCATTAAGTTTGTTAACGATGAGGTCATACACTTGAGTATCTTTTTTAAGATAGACACAGCCTATTTCTTTTTCTCTACCAAATTGATCATACAACAAAGCCCTATCAAGCTCTTTTAAGTTGTCAGTAACGTGATATGCTGTTACCATTCTGTTGTATTCACCTACTCGTATAGTCAATTCCTCTTTTTTATAGTCGGCTCCTTTCCTTATGCCTCCTGATTGTACAAGTTTTTTTGTAAGTTCCTCTTGTTTTTCTATCAGGAACTCTTTACGTTCATACATTTCAGGCGTTACAACTTCCTTATTAAGTTCTATTTTTATTTTTTCGAGCTGTTCTTTCGCTTTTTGTACTCCTTTTTCTTGATTTGTTACCCTATTTTTTAATGAACCAAAACAATTAGAATAATAATTAGCTATTACAGTATTTGAGCCTTGAAAATTTATAGTATCTGCATTGTAATAGTACTTCGTATGTGGTGATTCCTGACTTTGCAAATAACATTCTACTACATCAATAGAGCGTTTCATCATCATATTAAATCCATAAAGCTCTCCAATTACTATTTCTTTGCCTATTTCAGCATTTTTTACTTCATTATGTTTGTCTCTTAGGTAATTGACAAAAACCTCTTCATTATACATTTCTTGTAAAGAAGGGATACCAGGTACAATAGGTTTATTTATCCTTTTATCTCCTTTATATTCTATAAGGCTATCTGCTTTGGCTAAGTCTCTTTGATAAAGTTCAAGAGCTTTGCTTTGCTGCGCTATATCTTTGGTAAGTGTTTCTATTTTTTTTACGAGTACATTATGAGCATTCTCTATGGCTGTAATACTTTGAGAAAGTTGTGTTAGTTCTTTATCTACCATTGCTTTCTCTAATACAGTTGTATCACCTGAAAGCTCTGCTTGTAAGGTTGCCATATCCATAGCCATATCTTCGCCTCCTAATTCGCCTTCATCAAGTACAAAAACATCCTTATTGCGACTTCTAATTTGTTCAATAAATTTAGCTTTACGAGCTAAAAATTCCGATTTATAAATGTCCAATGTACCTTTGGTAGCACACATTCTAATTTCGCAACGATTATCGTTCATTAACTTTACAATTTCATTGCCTTGTCGATAGATACGTCCGTTTCCTTGTTCCAATTCAGCAGGTGTCCAAGGTAACGTTAAATGCGTTACCCCACAGAGCTTTTTCTGAACATTTAATCCCGTTCCTGCATTGGTAATACCTCCTATAAGAAAACGTATTTTCCCCTCATTCATCAGTTTAGAAAGTTGTGCTTTCTTCTTATCGGTATTATAATCTTGTACGAAAGCAATTTCATTTTCAGGAATACCCCTACTCATCAATTTGTACTTGATATCATCATACATAGAGGTAAAGATATTATGCTCATAGTTATATTTCATCTGTTCATATGAAAGTTTTTGTTTACTTGTGCTTTCTGTACAAAATATAATTTGAGTGCCTTTACCCTCCTCATAGCGTTTATAGCGGTCTAATACGCTTTCTATCATATAATTTACCTTGCTATGAGGGTCATCGGGATAATTAGTGTTAATAAGTCTCATATCCAATGAAGCTTTCCAAGCTAAATTGGTTGTTATAAGTGATAGAGCAGCTACTTCATCTCCATCCCTTTTTAATTCTGTATCAAGTTTTAAATCGCTTTCATTAGCTCCTTTTGTCTCTAAAAATTTTATCAGTTTTGCATTAAATTTTCTTTGCAAAGGAGTAAGTTCATTTACTATGGTTTGTACATCTTGAATAGGACGCTTTAAAAATTCTGTATCACCTCTTCGGGTATGGCACATTTCGTTATACATTTCTGATAACTCAGGAATATTCATATATTTACGAAAGCGCTCGGTAATAACAGCTGCTCCTACCATATTTGTCTCTATTTCTGCTGTTTTTTCAACAAAATTACTTACCCAAGCATCAAAATTAGCTATACCGCGTTCCTCTAACTTTCTTGGAACTAAATAGTCCTGTAATATATATAGCTCTGCTAAGGCATTTGTTATAGGGGTTCCACTAAAGAATGTAGCTCCGTAATCGCTATTATTTTTCTTTTGTATAGTACGAATAGCATAACGTAATATATTAGCTCTTTCTGAACCTTGAGGGTTCCCTATACCTTTTACCTGAGAATGACGGGTACTGAAGGAACCATTTTTAAACTTATGACTTTCATCTACAATAATATGGTCTATACCTAAATTTTCTAATGTTGGGATATTTTTATTCTTATCCGACTCCATTTTTATTTTGTAGTATTCCATTTCACTTTCCAAATTAGCAATAGCTATTTCCAAACCTTTTATAGCTCGTATAGATGTTTCAGAATCATCACTAATTTTTCTTGCTGTTTCTAAGTTTTTTCTTACCTTCTGAACTTCTTTTTGTTTCTCCTCTAAGTAAATTTCACTTGAAATTGGTATTTCAGATATTTGAGTATGGCTCATAATTACTACATCATACTCATTATTTCTCATTTTATTAAAAAAGTCCTCCTTATTTCTTGAAAATTCACTTCCTGCATATAGAATACGGGCATTAGGATAGGCTAATTTATAAGTTCTTGCTATTTCATTAACATTGGCAGGTAACCCTAAAATAAGCGGTAATTTTGCCTTGCCATACTTCTTTAGATTATGAGCTGTAGCAATAAGTGTTAGTGTTTTCCCATATCCTACTTCGTGGTCGATGATACCTCCATTATTGCGTACTGCTTGCCAACTACCCTCTATTTGATGTGCATATTCTTTTGTAATACCAAGAGCTTTTAATGACTCAAAATCAAAGCCTAACCTATAAAATAAATATTTTACATCTATTGGTTTGGCTGTATTATTGAACTTTTTGTTATATATCTCTGCTAATTTTTCTTGTTTTTCAGGAGAAATATTTCTTACATATTTAACAAAACTTTCTCTCAGATTTTGAATGTAACGACGGCATTCTGCTGTGTCTTCGTACAGAGAAATAGTTTTTTTCTTTTCCTTTCCGTTATTATCTATGTACTTCTCTGTTTTATTAACTACATAGCTTGTATTGTAAAAAGCGTGGTCTATCATCATAAGGCTATCAAAATAGCGTCCATTTCCCATCTTTTTACGATGCCACTTTTCATAGTCAATACTCCCTGCAAGATTTAAATATAGTTCATCAGCATCTTGGCTAAATCCTATGTTAAATTTTGTATTAAAATGGCTCTCTAAAAACTCCTTATAGATTTCCATAGGTATCCAGCGGCTTCCCATCTGAAAGATAATGTTTTCAAAAGGTTTCTTATCAGGAAAGTATTCTTCAATGAGCATTAAGGCTTCATTTTTAGATTTGCTATCTGGTAAATTTTCAATAGCATTTCTTTTTTTGTACATATTTCCTTTTAGGAAAGTATCTTTTAGCTCGTACTCTGATGTAAGAGGGTTAAGAATGATATATTCGCTCAAGGCTTCCAAAACCTCATTTTCCTCTTTTTTTGACAGTCCTACTATGTAGTCAATATTTATTTTTCCATATTGGGTAAAACTTCTAACTAAAGCCGTGTCTATATCTACCTCTTGCTCGAAGTCTTTTTTATAATTGTAATGAAATATGTCTGATTTTTCCCACGTTTCTTTAATATTACCCTCTTCTAATGGTAGATTAGGGTCTATCTTTTCCTCTACATTATTTTCTAAGGCTAAAAGCACATAATAATGGTTCCTGAATAGGTCTTTATACTGCTCTAAGAATTTTTTATTCTCTTTGCTGTTGATTTTTCCATACTTTTCTTCAAAGTCATTGTATGCTTTATTGAGGGATACCTGGTTTGCCTCTAAATGTTCTAATGACCACTCTACTCCGTTTTTATATTGATGGTGCTCGTTTATCATTAGGCTATAGATAGAATAAAGATTTAGTAGGTCTACTACCTTCTCTTTATCAGAGCTAACTACCTCAATAGATTTTACCTTATAACTTTCTTTTTTTAGCGGAAACTCAGCACTAACATCTGGTTCTATGCTTTCTACTTCTACGATTTGAGCAACACTACCTTTTTTAGTAACAAAAATATCGTTTTCTTGTATAGGGCGATGGAAGTGAAAGTCTAAGGCTTTAGTATATGCATATTCTAACTTTGCCTTCTTGTAATTATCTTCAAAGTAGGTAGCAAACTTTTGTCCATCGGAGTCTCTTCGGAAATCTAACTGTAATTGCATTTGGTAGCTTTCCGAAATGTTATGTAGTTGTTCTAAGGCACTATTAATGGTTTTAGTAGGCTCGTCTCCATTCCATTGCTCATCAGATTTTGTAAAGGTGATGTTTTCAATATCACTTTGGTAGAAATATAATTTCTTATTAGTATTTTTATCGTAAGCAGTAGCTATTGTAAGCAAAGGAATTGTATCGTATGCATTTTTTTTAGCTCGTACTGTTGCTATAACTTTAAAATCACTTAAGTTATTAGGTACGTTTCCTTGTCTTATAAATTGTAACTCTTCTATTAGGTTTGTTTTTTCTGTATTTAAGTCTTTTACTCTTTTAGGAGGGTAAGAAAGAGCTGTAAGAGGTTTTAAATATAGTTCCTCTTTCTCATTAGCTTGGGTATGTAGTTCTAATGGCGCTTGCTCCCAGTCGTTTTTTAATTTTTGTACTGCCTGCGAAAAATCTTCTATTTTAGAACTATATATAGGCTTTCCATATTGGTCTTTACTCAATTGAGGTTCTGCTAAATATACTTCTTCTTTGCGGCTATTTATATAGTTATTTATGCTTACTCCATCCTCATTTTTTTGTGAAAGGACAAATTCATTTTGTTCTTTTATAGCTCTCGCTGCTTTATTTTTAGCATAAGTAACAATATGTGAGGCAACTTGAGTGTTTTCAAAGGTATCATTCGGCAATACTTTGAAGTTGGTTATATTACCTTCTTTTAGCAACTCTTCTCGTACAATTTGATTTTCTGAGCTATTAAATACCCCTTCTGAGGTAATGAAAGATAAAATACCATTATTTTTCAATAAGTTTTTGGAGTGGTGAAAGAAAAAATTATGAATTTTATCAGTGATTTTTTTTTCATATTGTGGATATGCCACTGAAAAATCACCAAAAGGAATATTAGAGGCTATTACATCATATTTTTTATTGAATTTTACATCTTCAAATCCTTTTCTAAAAACTTGAACATTGGGAGTATTCTTATATTTAGCTGTCAGCACAAAAGAAGTAAGCGTATCTTTTTCTACTGCAGTAACATTAGCATTTGGAAATTGCTCTAAGCAACTATCTATATACACTCCCATCCCTGCACAGGGGTCTAAGAAATCTATATTTTCCTTGTCTTTATTTTGTCTTTTGACTTCTTCAAAAAAAGTAGTAGGTATTTCTTTGGGTGTATAGAAAGAAGTAAGTGTAGCTCTTGATATACTTTGCCACATTTCGTTTGCTTGGTTTTTCCCAAATAAATTACAAAGTACCTGGTATCCTTTTTTAACTTCCTTTTCGGCTTTGAGATGTTCACTACTTACTCCTTCTTTTTTCCAATCCTTATCTATTGGAAATACCATAGCATTACAACCTCCCCAACCAGAAAAAGCATTAATAATATTTTTACGCTCTTCGGTTAGAGGAAAGCCTCCTAAGTTTACCTCCCAGCTTGCTTTTATAGCATTGAAGTTAGCTTTAATTCTTTCTAACTGTGTCATAGGAATACATTCTTGAATAAAGCACAAAAATATAATGAAAAAAACGGAGTGTCAAAAAATGTCAGAACTCCGTTTTTCACTTGAGCCTAAAGACGTAAGAAAAAACTGCTATAGTTTATTCCAATAGGTACGAATTCTTTTTCGAATATTTTCCCTAAACTCTTCATTTTCTAAGAGGCTTTCATCTATATTAAAGTCTTTTGCCCACTCGGCATACTTTGATACATATGTAATAAGCCCCTCCAACTCTTCTGTATAAAGGAAGCCTATACTTTTTAGTTCAGCAGTTTTATGCCTAAACTCTTCCTCCTCGATAACTTCCTTACAGATTTGATTAACAGGATTGATATAGTAATTTCCTAAGTAAATATCTAAGAAAAGTGATACTGTATTTCTATCCCCATCTTTTTCTATTACAGCCAATTGGTCTTTGATTTCATTATAGAAATTTTCAGCCCAATCTCTGTGTGCATTCAATTCAGGACGGTTCTGCTGAAACCAGTCAAGAATGTAACTAACTGCGAATTTTTTTAATTTTAATTTCTTGTTAGATTTATTATAAATTAGATAAAAGCCTTGTTCTTTTTCCTTATAACTTACAATTAACTCTTTTAATTGCAAATTTTCGAAATTATCAAAAAAGTATTTAAAAAAATTACTAAATTTTGGGTTATCACAGTTACAATAAATCGTTTTATTCTTAAAATAGTTTTTATAGTTTTCTAATTCTTTTTCAATATCTTTTAATTGT